AGGCGGAGAAGTGGCTACAGCAGGGACACAATTTGCTAAAAGGGGAACTGTACCTACTACAGTCGCTCAGAAAGCCAGCGCCATAAGTAAATTAGAAGGGCAAACCAAGCCCCAAAAATTAGTCCAAGAGTCACTACAAAAAAAGGTATTGCCAGAAGAAAGTATTTTCCAAAAAACAGATAGGGTGCGGCAAGCAGGCATAGGATCAGGAAAACTGCCTCGTGACGTTCCATCTCTAGACGATAGTATAAGGCGGTCTGATATAGATGTCAAAAGTAAGGTAGGAATACTGGATAAATTAAGGACTCCTGACAGGGTTCTTAAAAAGATAGGGCTTGAGAAAGAAGCTAATCTGCTTCGGACACAATACGACAAATATCTTAAAGAACTTCCGGTAGAGATAAACAAAATAACAGATTGGAGTAAGAAAGTATCACCACAGTCTAATCAGAGGATATTCCAATACCTAGACGGAAAACCAGTTCAACTTGACCAGAACGAATTAAAAGTAGCTGGGGAGATTAAAGATTACCTGTCAGAGTGGGCTACTAAACTTAAACTCCCGGCTGATAAAAGAATATCACACTACATAACTCACATTTTCGAGAAGGACTTTATCAAAAAAGAGTTTGACCCTGATTTTGCAAAGTTAATCCAAAATAAAGTACCGGGATCGGTTTATGATCCCTTCTTGGAGCAAAGATTGGGTAAGTTAGGTTTTGTAGAGGACACATGGAGAGCGTTAGACGCTTACGTTAAACGTGCAACTAGAAAATATAATATAGATGTAGCTCTTGAACCGATTAAAAAGAGAGCCGAGAGCTTGGAACTCTCCCAATATAATTATGTAAAATCCTATATAGACAGGATAAATTTAAGGCCGACTAATATTGATAATGATATCGACAACACGATTAAACAGCTTTTTGGATATAAGTATGGACAACGGCCTACGGCCTCTCTTACCCGTGCAGGACGGCAGATGGTCTATAGAGGAACATTAGGACTTAACCCTGGTACTGCACTTAAAAACCTCACTCAGGGAGCCAATACTTACGCTAAATTAGGAGAAAAATACACCATAACCGGATATATTAAAAACGCAATAAAAATGGCTTCCGGTGACGATGAACTTCAAAGGGTAGGAATACTGAAAGACGAGTTTATTCAGGATAGAACGATAAATGCCACTAAGAAATTCTGGGAGAAAATAGACAAAGGATTATTCGTATTCTTCGATACTGCCGAGAAGATAAACAGGGGAGCTGCCTACTTCGGAGCCAAATCCAAAGCACTTGCCGAAGGTCTGCCGGAGGATAGGGCTATAGAATACGCCAAAAAAGTAGTCAGGGATACACAATTCACTTTCGGATCAATAGATACCCCTCCTATACTTCAAAGTGACATTGGTAAACTTCTGGGCCAGTTTCAGTCCTTCTCGTTAAAACAAGGCGAGTTTCTGGGTGAGATGTTGCAAAAAGGTGAAGTGGCGGGATTAGCAAGATACGCTTTGGCAGCGACAGTTATGGCAACAACAGTCGGAAAACTGATTGGAATGGAATGGAAAGACTTTATACCTTCATTCAGGTTTGGATTGCCGCCAACACTTCAAGCTCCTATTGATATAACCAAGAATATTTTGGGCTACCCGGACAAATACGGAAATATACCTGATACTACAGAGAGGGTAGAGAATATAGGTAAGTCTTTAATTCCGTTTATTCCTGCCGGGACACAAATTAGAAAGACTATTGAAGGGTTAGGAACAGTCAATAAGGGTTATTCCGAAAGCAGGACAGGAAGGGTAAGGACTCCGGTAGATCAAAGCATGGGAAGTAAAATTAAAGGTGCTTTATTCGGACAACACAATCTTCCTGAACTTCAGGAATACTACGATAAGAAGTTAGACGTATTAGGCCCGGAACAAAGTGAAATATTCAAACAACTGACCCCTGAAGAACAGAGAGAATACTTTAATCTTATCCAGGAAGACAGGCAGTTAAACAAGGAAGAACAGTCAGCCTTAGACAGTGTAGAGGCTGCTGATAGACCGGGAAAATATATGGAACTTCAGGAAAAAGTATTCAAAAAGAAATTTGAACTGTCTAATCAGACTGAAGCTGAATTTAACGGTAAGGTCTATATCAGGAATGAAGACGGAGATATAAAGACAATTAAACTTGCTGAATATGAACGCCAAAAGAGTGACGCCCAGTATTCTTATTATTCCGACCAATTCAAAGATAAAGGAGATATAACTAATTGGGCCTCAATTACAGAACAATATATCAACTACCTAAAAGAACAGAAACTTGACCTTACGGGTAAATATGATGAGGTTGATCGGATTAAACTGGACAAGAAAATAGGCGATCTGGAACAGTCATTATCCAAGTATAGGGGCCAGGGCGGCTTCAAGAAGAAAGCCAAAATCACAATCAAGAAAGTCTCAATGCGTAAAGTCATTCCTACTTCTGTTAAAAAAATATCTATTCCCGCTCCCCGTTATAGAAAGATAAAAGGATACACTATTACAGCCAAAATAGTAACCAAGCCTAAGATAACGGCAACTAAACTGGATAAATGGACTCCAAAAGCTGAGACTAAGTTTACAAAGATGAAGTAAATTGACTTGATTAGGCTTTCATAGTAAAAGTAGTTGTCTATCGTTAATACGCAGGACTCACAAGAGTTCTGTTTTTTTAAGGAGGATTTATGGCCGCTGATTATTTAAAATATGCCTCGGGTAATGCTGCTAGTACAACTCTGAGCGTTGCGATGAGCAATAGTGATACTTCTTGTACGATTACTAGCGACACTAATTTCGCAGCTGCTGACGGAGAGGGAATGGTCATAATAGATGAAGATCAAGATACCGAAGAATACGCCTATGCCACAGGTAAAACCTCAAATACTCTTACAATTCCTTTAGTTAATCGAGGTTTGGAAGGGGGATCAGCCCAAGCCCACGCAATCAACGCTTCAATAAAAGGAATCTTCACCGCCGGTATGTTAAATAATATGGTTGATGCTTTATGTAATGTAGTTCTTAAAACTACAGGCGCACTAGACACCACAAAAGTCGTTGACCTTACAACCGCCCAAACTTTAACTAATAAGAACCTGACAAGTGCTACAAATACCTTTCCAACCTCTGTAGTTACCCTTACAGGTACCCAAACCCTAACTAATAAGAGAGTTACAAGGCGTGTAGTTACTGTTACACAATCCGCTACTCCTACCATAAATACAGACAATACAGATGTCGCTTATATTACAGGTCTGGCTCAAGCTATCACATCTTTTACAACTAATCTTTCAGGGACTCCAGTCAATGGGGACTCTTTAATTATAAGTATTACTGATGACGGTACAGGAAGGGCCATTACTTGGGGAGCTTCTTTTGAATCTTCTGGAAATGTGACTCTACCTACAACCACAGTTGCCTCTACCCGTCTCGATATAGGATTTTTATACAACACAGTTACAAGTAAATGGAGATGTATCGCAAGTGCATGATAAGACCTCTATTCAAAAAATACCAGAAAGAACTCCTAAAGTTCTGTAATACTGACAATGGCAGATCATTTCTACTTGATAATTGGGGCGGTAAGGTTGATGGACAGATAATTAAAGTAACCCCTGATAGCTTTCACGAAGTCAAAGATTCATACGAAGATAAGTTAATCGTTCAAGCTACCTTCTTTCCCCATTCACCCTACATTAAAAAGTTTGCCGATATGCTTACTTATCTCGATATCATGGGACAAACTGATATTCCACTAAATGAACTGGGAAGGTATATTTATCTAACTTCTCCTGAAACTTTTAACCCGGATGCTGACACAGAAACAACGAGTGTTGATGGTTTTACCAGACATCTATTAACAACGGATTGGGCGACTTTACGGGCTGCTGCCGGAAATGGCAGTACAGATACAGCGACTAATGATAATGCTTGCCGTATTTACATTGATGGAACCAACTTTAACTTTATTTCACGGGGTATATGGTTGTTTGATACTTCAGCCCTTCCAGATTCAGCAACAATATCCTCAGCCGTTTTCAGCTTATATGGGACTGATAAAGGCGATGTTCTTTCCCAAAGCGTGGGCGTAGTTAGTTCTAGTCCAGCTATTAATACTGCTGTTGCTGCTTCTGATTATGCCATAGCGAATTTTGGAACTGCAACCCGGTATGCAACTGATAAGACGATAACCTCTCTCTCTACTTCAGGTTATAATGATTGGACTCTTAATGCTTCCGGAATAGCTATTGTTTCTAAAACCGGAATTACCAAGTTAGCCACTTTAATGTCTGGGGATATTGATAATTCAGCCCCTTCAACAACACCAAATTCCAACTGTTACTTTAATGTTTACCACTCCGATAACGGATCAAACAAACCGAAACTCGTAATTACTTATACATTACCAACCGGAGGCTTTATAGGAATTTTATAAAAACCATTATGGCATTATCAGGACTGGCAGGATCAGGAGGTTTTCTAAGCGCAGGAGACGTCAAGAGATATGACGATGCTCTCCAACAGGCTATACAAGGCGGTGGCCCTTTACCGGGAATAAGTGACTTTCAAAACCAGGACCCTTTATGGAATTTTGACGGAAGCTCTGTCCCTCCAACTCCCCAGCCTACACCCACTCCTACACAGCCTTCTTACTCGAACACGCCTTCTTACAGTGTTAAATCGGTTTCTCCAACCTCAACAACCCCGCAACCGAGAATAGGTAATGAGGTCTATGTAAACGGAACGCTTCAGACTTCAGGAGGAGGATTTGCTCCTGATGGTTCGTATTCGGCAGGGTATAGAACCGGTGGGGGGCCGGCAAAAGGCGGGGGAGGACCGTTCGGAACCGGCCCTAATATGGGACCGATGGTAAATGGAACAATCCAAACCGGAGGGGGAGGATTCACACCAGAGGGTTACTACTCAACAGGATATCACGGATCAGGAGAACACCCCGAGATTACAGGAGAGAGTACACCCGGAGTTTATAAGTCTGGTTCTTTTGGTTCAGTTACTAAGCCTGATCTGTCAAATAGTGCAAAAGTGGGAGATTTTTTAAACTATGTAGGACAAATGGGATATGACATTTCTAAAGTTGATAAAAATGATTTAGTGCAGCAATACCATAAAAGCGGAGGGAATTTTGACGGAGTAGGTTATTTAAGAACCCTACCTCAAGCAAATCAAAATAAGACTGATCTTCTTTCACAAATAGTAGGAAATCCCATGATGGCTACCGCCGCTATGTACCAACTTTTAGGCGGAAGGGGATTCGGCAGCTTATTTGCCCAAAACCCCATGTTAAGCTCCGCTCAACCGGCTACTCAAGCCCAAGCAGTCCCTACATTAAGCACACCCAGGATAGGCGGGGCACAACCCCAAGAAGAACAGGCCAATCCTTTAGGTATGTATAACTTCCAGCTATTAAGTTCAGGAGCAGCCCCATCCTCATACTATGACGATCCTCTAAGGAAGAAAAAAGAAGAAGAAGTAAGTAAGTTCATTACATAACATTATAAATTATGAAATCTAACAACTTATCATACCGTGTCATACAGCTTGAGAAACAATACGAAAAGATAGACAATAACTTGGAAAAACTGATGACCAATGACCTGCCGCATTTAAGGGAAGATATTATTACCCTGACAACAAGGGTGAATGTGCTTACTGCGGTTAATATCGGGGCGGTTATCCTCGGAATAATCGTCAGTAAGATTTTATGAAGTGCTTGGCGATGATAAAAAACAATAACATAAGAAGAAATTACAGTCTTTCCAAGATAATATTAGGATTGGCTTTTTTAAGTTTTGGATTTATTCTCTACCTCTTGTTTTACCCTCTTAAACCAGTTGAGCTTTTTCCGCCTTTCCCAATAAAAACTAAAACAGTCAAAAGGGGAAATAACCTGATCTATACAGCCAGTTATTGCAGACATACGGAATTATCAGGTAGGGTAGCCAGGACTCTAATCAATGATTTGGTCTGGGTTCTGCCTGAATTTGTTACGGTTAATGCCCCTAAAGGCTGTGGAAAGGTAGATATTGCCCTCAAAATTCCTGAAGAAATATCTGCGGGAAAATATTATATGCGTATCAAAGCAACTTATGTAATGAACGCTTTTAGAACTTATGCGGTGAATGCTTATACTGATTCCTTTGAAGTAATAGAATGAAAGAAGCTCTATTCCCAGACCCGACTCTTTATCCGCCACTTGATCCTTTTAATCCTGATGGAGAGATTTGGTCTAACCCTGCACCTTACAGAGTTCCTCAAGGCCCTATAGCCCCGCCCAGACCCGTTGAAAGACCCCAGTCTGTCCCTCCTATCAGGCAACCTGATGTGGCTAAAAAACACATACCAAAGACAGGAAAATGACGCTCTCAGAATTTTTAGAGAAATTTAATGGAGAATTTGTCGAGGTAGCCGGATCACCCGGAGCAATCAACCAATGTGTTGACCTTGCTAACGCTTATATCCGTGATGTACTGGGCCAACCTATTATAGAGTGGACAAACGCTATAGATTTCCCCTCAAAAGCAGGAGATAAATATGATTACTTTCTTAACACTCCAACCGGGATTCCAAAAGAAGGCGATCTCATTATATTTGGCGGGACTAAAGTAGGCCATATATCAATCTTTATTGAAGGAAATGCAGACACTTTTAGATCACTCGACCAGAATTATCCTACAGGATCAAATACTCACGTTCAAAACCACAATTATCTAAAACCTCCCGTATTAGGCTGGTTACGTTTTAAAGGGCAAATACCCAACACTTCACTTGAAGAATGTAGAGTTCAACTCGAACAGGAAATTACCAAAAAGAATGAAACTTACAGTGAACTTCAGGAAGTTAAGAATGACTTGGATGGGGTAAAGAAACAGCAGGAGTTTCTGGATAACGTCATCAAACAGTATGCCAATATGTTAGGAATTGCTCCTGATACTGCTTTGATAGCAGGAGAAATTCAGAAGTTTATCAACATTCAGGATGAATTAAGACAGAAAGACAAGAAGATTGATGAATTAGAAACAGCCGTCAGGGAGTGTAATAGGCTATTCGAGGAGAAGGAAGAGATGTACCAGGAGTCAATAAGACAGCATCAAGCCGATTTGAAGGTACTACACGGTCTCGAGGAGAAATATAAAGGGCTTGAGGGAATCTACAACAAACTCCACAATGCTTATGAGGATTTGAAAGAAGATCAGAAGTTTAATTACAAGCATTTAATTTTCGGACTTTATATAAGGGAGGTGTTTAAAAAATGAAAAAAGTAGATAGAACAGCAATTTTAGAAGGGTTGAAACAGGGAGCGAGAATATTTCTTATGGGTGCTGTGCCGTTGATTTTGGTTGATCTGAAAGGTGGCGAGTTTAATTTTCAGACTTGGTTGTTAGCCGGATTAGTAGCAGTTTTAGCAGCAGTTGATAGATGGCTTCATAAAAAAGATACAGGTGTTCTCGGAAATGGTTTAACAGGATTCTGAGTGATTGAAAGAAATATATCAAACAGGACAAATTATCTTAGAAGAATGGAGACTTGACCTGAACATAGCTAGACAGATGGCTGATCTTTTTGTTCACGACCCCCAACTTTCCCAAATTTACAAATCCAGAGCAGGATACTTACAAGGACTTTTAACTCATGGAATCATCTTCCAAAGAACCCTAAACGAAGCCGATATGATGCAATACTATGAGACGTTAGGCGACCCGGAAATCAAATAACTATAAGCTAAAAGGTTGATATAGTATGATATAATAATAAAACTTCTAATTCTGCCCAGGATTGGAGGTTTTTTTATGTTTAAATATTATCGTAAAATGGCGATGGTTTTTAAATACCGTGAAGATGACACCGGGAACTATAAGAAGAAAGCAGTCTTTACTTTATTAAGAGGGTTGTTTGAGGCGTTAATGTATTTGAGTATATAATTGGGGCTTGACAAGTCGTTCAGGAGTGTGATATAAGATGAGTATGAAGCAGATGTCGCAAAAGAATTATTTAGAGAATACAGCCTTAGAACAATCCAAAACCTATACACTCCCAGAATTGGCTAAGAAATTCAACATTAACTACTGGAGAATTTATCGTTGGTTGGAAAGGGGACACATAGAGGGAGAACAGGATGAGAAAGGCCAATGGCATATTTTAGAGACAGAACTTCCCACTTTCGAAAGAAGGTTAAAAGGTTGGGAGCTTTTGTTTGGAGGTGATAAATCATGAGGTTTAACATTTCAAACTTTACCAAAGAAGCAAGAATTTATTTAAGAGTTTACTGGACTACGTTTATAGCAGTAGCAGTCTTTTTCTTTGCTTGGACATTGGTTTCTTATTTTACAGGCCATGAAGTTTTAATCGTTAATAAGTTACAAAATCCGGTTGTTGAGGCAACCAAATAAAAAAGCCCCGATCTGAGCGAAAGAGGCTTTGAAAGAATAATATGAAAAATTTAATAACAAGTCAAGACCTAACTCCTGGATTCGGGGATGTCTATAACTTAATCCAGAAATCCATAGGCTCTTCCAAGAGGATAGATACCAAGAGGGAGAGAATCCTTCAGGCAGCTGAGGAACAAATCAACTGGCTGTGTAAAGAAGGGTTTTTAGAACCGGGAGATATTGAGGATTGGGATGATTTTAAAAAGATTGATTTTTACAGGAGGGGAATATGAACGGAGATTCTAAGAAGTTTCAGTGGACCGGACAGTGGACCAGACAGGAGAACGGAGTGGCTATTTCAGAGAACTTTACCTTCCGGTCCGATAACTATGCGGAGGTTCTGGAGAAAAGGCTGGATGTGTTAGAAACCAAAGTCCCCAGCGGTAAGAGTTTTCCTGATGATGAAGGACCGGCTGCCAAACAGGCAACCCAACCTTCCCATCCGGTTTGCAAGGTACACGGCAATACCATGAGTCTGAGACCGGCGGGGACATCAAAGAAAACAGGTAAGCCTTATCCGGCTTTCTGGGCCTGTACTTTTAAAGACGTTAATGGAGCTTATTGTCGGGAGACAGTAAATAACTGATATGAACCAAGAACAATATAACGAACAACAGGCAGACCAATTTGAAGGTTGCTCATATTGTGGATGGACTGATAGGCATGAATGTGAATGTGGTCAAGAGTTGCCCCAAAAGGAATGTCAAGAAAATTCAGCATTATGTGAATCGTGTTTATTTTTAATTAAGAGATAACTATGTGGGAAGATCGGCCTGAATACATGATAAGCGTACCTAAAAGAGATGACTATTACTCTGAAGGAGAGATATACGCCCCTTTCTGGAATCAAGAGGGGCATCCAAACAAAGAGCGGGCTAACGATACGGTTACAGAGGCGACAATTTAGGTTGTCTCCCTCTGAGGCTGTCTAGGTTAACGCTTAGACAGCATCACAGGGAAACAATATGACTGCCGACAAATATTGGGGAACACCAGTTAAAAGATATAAAGACCATTGGGAAGTTTTTATAAGAAAAGTTTTTATCCAGAAGGACCAGCCTTTAAGAGTAGGCGTGAACGAGAAACTTCTTTTGGCGGCCCAGGATAATGATCTTCATGTTAGGGTCGAAGATAAAGGGATTGAATTTGAAGCAACTCCCCAGGACTTTTTAAACTCCAAAGAAATCCACTATGAACCTTCAAGGATATATCCCTTGATGTTTTTCCGGGTGTTTCTTCTTCCGATTCCAAGTGATGCTAAAAGGAACTTTGAAGTCACTCCTCTCCCGGATTTAAATGATGAAGATAATCAGAATAGAGAAGAACACTATAGGTTTCATCAAAGATAACGATGGAAGATTTAAGTTGGATCAAATTATATAGAAAAGCAAAACAGAACGATATTATGCGTGATCCGGTAGCATGGCTTTTATTCAGTTGGATTCTATTATCAGTTAATAAAGAAACAGGAGAATGGAAAATTGCCCGTAGCGTTCTTGCTGAACTTACAGGACTAAAACAATCTACAATTTATGACGGATTAAAAAGGTTAGAGGAAAAGTTCAAGCTGACAACAGCTATACCGACAGCTAACTATACTAAGATTAGAGTGTCCAAATGGTCTGTTTACCAACCTAACAAAGATATAACCGACAGGTCAACCGACAGCAGACCGACATCTAACCGACAGCAGACCGACACATATCAAGATAAGAGAATAGAGAATAAAGAAATAATATCTAAAGATATTACTGAAAGTACCTCTTTTGGAGATAAAAATATCAATGAATTGATAGTCTACTTCAAAGAAAAGTTTAATCTCCCCTTACTGGATGGGACCGAAAAACAGAATCGAAGGTATTGTTGGCTATGTCTTAAAAAGTTCGGGTCCGTTGACAAGATCAAGTTGTTAATAGATGCCGCCGTTTTAAATTCCTTCTGGGCTACCAGGATTACTTCCTTCCCACAGCTTTACTACAAGGGCGTGAATATCATTTCATCAAGCCGAGATTATAAGTTTTCCGTATTACAGCTATGAAAATATACAAACTAGAGTTATCTAATAAAGAGCAATTTCAAATAAACGAGGATGAAAAACAGGCTATTTTAAAGTCCAATAGCCAATTCGTCCAACTAAAAACCGGAGAAGTCATAAATAAATCTTTCATCGTGAGTATGACCTTGAATTATGAAGAAATGAATTATATGGCTATGAAAGAGAGAGATAAAAAGTTATTGGAGAACTAACTATGGAACCAAATGACGAAGAATACAAACTACTAGAGATAGCAAACCAGACAAAAAAATGGGGTCATCTTAGAAGTTGGAAAGAACTTTATCTTTTCCAAAGGTATATCGGGACCCCGGAACAGAATAAAGAGATCGGTAAGGTTGCCAAAAGGAATAGAGCCGGGGAGAAAATAACCCTGCCCTTCATGGATCATAAAGGCACTCCGGTTGATACAAGTCACTTGCCGAGTTTGTTCAAAATGACGCTAATATGAAATACTTTCTAATTCTAATCTCAATCTTATTTGGAATTTATCTAGGTATAAACAACCCAAGAGAAGTATATCAAGATACGCCAGTAAAGGATGTTTCTAGTATATCGCAACCTACCAGTGCTCCAAGTCCGACACCGACACCGGACACAAAAGAAGTCATAGATGAAATTACGGAAGTCTGGAAGGATGAGAAGAAGTCTGACATTATAAGGGCCATAAATTGCGGATATGGAGAATCGGGGCTTCGTATCAATGCAATTAACATAAATACCAACGGCACAAGAGATCATTCTGTCTTCCAGGTAAATGATGTCCACACAAAAAGATACGGCCAAGAGTTTAAAAACGACTGGAAAACTAATATTAGAGTCGCTTATCAAATATTCAAGAACCGGGGCTGGGATGCCTGGTATGCACGATCATGTATCGAATAATTCGGGGTTCTAAATATGGGAATGTAAAAAAAATATTCGGTGGCCGTGCCTTTGCGTCAAAGAAGGAAGCACGATACGCTCAGGAGCTTGAACTCCGGCGAAAGGCCAAAGATATTAAGAGTTGGAAACCACAGGTAAGAATAGATTTACAGAGTAACGGACAGCATATTTGTAATTACTACATAGACTTTGAAATAGAGCATAATGACGGCCTTATAGAATATGTGGAAGTCAAAGGATTTGCAACCGAAGTATGGCGGCTTAAATGGAAAATATTTGAAAGCATATATGGAAGCAATCCAAATTATAAATTAACAATAGTCCGTTAGCTTATCAGGTATAGAGAGGATTATATGAAAATGGAAATGCTAAAAATGAGTTGGGAAAGGCCGATTGAAATTGCCTTGTTGGAATTTGTAAGGCACATGAAGCGGTCAATGGAGGAACAAGTTGAAAAGAGGAATGATAAATTCTTATGGATTGACCTTGATAAAGACATTCGGGAAAAAGCTCGATGTTATGTAAATGCCTATGAAACTGTGGAAAAAGCTATTTTAAGAGAAATGGAAATAAGAAAGTCTAGTCCAGAGAAGTTAAATATTAATAAACATTCGGCAAAAAGAGGTTTAGAGAGATAGAAAAGGAGAATTATGGAAAAAATAAGTCACAGGGAAAAATTAAGAATAGCAAGAAGAAATATGTCTAAAGAGGAACGGAAGAAAAATAATCATGTTTCGCCTTTTCAAAGTAAGGCGTGGGAGTTTAGAAAACAGGGAATTAAGAATAGAGTTAATAAAACAATCAAGCGTCAACAGGAGGTCGCCAAAAAGAAAAGTCTAGCCTCCCTAAAAGATATAAAAAGGTAAATAGAAGAATATGATTTATCAACCCTTAACCCAAAAGGAGAAGAATGAAGATACTTAACTTATATTCTGGCATAGGAGGCAACCGTAAATTGTGGGGAGATGAACACGAGATAGTGGCGGTTGAATGGGATAAGGATATTGCCGAAGTCTATAATCTGTTTTTCCCTAAAGACAAAGTTATAGTCACAGACGCCCATAAATTCCTGTTAGATCATCACAAAGAATTTGATCTTATATGGAGTTCCCCGCCTTGTCCTACTCATTCCGATATAAGGCGAGTAGGGGTCCAGAAGGGGCAATACAAGGCGCTTTACCCTGAAATGAGTTTATACCAGGAAATAATCTTATTGGACAATTTCGCACCTTTAACTGCTAAGTTTGTAGTTGAGAATGTAAAGCCATATTATGAGCCTTTAATCCAGCCAACTGCTATGCTTCACAGGCATTACTTCTGGGCTAACTTCCCGATAAGACAATTTGAAGTCAAAGACGATAGGAAACACCAGGATATTACGGGATCGTCCATCGTATACGGGTTTGATTTAAAGGATATTGGAATAAAAGACAAACGGAAATTATTGAGAAACATAGTTGATCCGGAACTAGGACTTCACATCTTAAACGAAGCCCTAAATAAAACAGAAATTATAGGAAATCAGTTAAATTTTGTCTAACCCAAAAGGAGAAAGTAAATGGAAAGTAAAGAGAAGAAAATAACGGGCGTGAATTTAATAAAACACGCTCTACGGAAGGAAAAAACATGGATAACTTTCTAAACGATGAAGAATATAACGCTTTGCAAGCCTGTTGTATTAAGGGCGGGGCTGATAGTAGGGCTTTGCCACATTATATCAAAGCCCTTACTAAAAAAGCCTATTCAGAAGGCTATACCGAAGGCTTCTCAAAGGCCCAAGATTATTATTTGAAGCCCATATCTAAAAAGAAGATGGATAAGGAAATTAAGAAGATAATAAATACTTCATCTTTTAGGGTTGGGCTGTGGTAGCCATACCAGACGTGTATAGGCGAAAGTCTATTGCTGCCCAACCGTAAGGGATTAAGAAATGAATATGAGTGCCTTTATTGATTCAAAACCAGTCTGTATGAAAAAGTATTACGAAATGAATAAGGATAGATGGTTTATGTGGGATGATAAGGGAAAGAAAATAGAGGATAGACCCTGGTGGGAGTTCTATTGTCCGTTACATAGGAAGAAGCATGGAAAACAAAGATGAAAAAAATATTTATCTGTCCTATATGCGGCCATAAAGAAAAATGGCACTCACATAAAAAATATTGTAAAGTATGCAGTGATATAAAAAGATCAGAAAATTTAAGAAAGTACGATAGGAATAAATGACAGACTTAACTATTAAACAAAGAAAATGGATTAGAGTCTATATTGATACCGGCAACGCAACAGAAGCGGCTATGCAAGTCTATGATTGCAAGGATAGGGATGTAGCAAAGAGCATAGGTTCAGAAAACCTTTCTAAACTTGACTATACAGACTTTATGGAAGAAGCGGGTATTACTGATAAGCTATTACAGCAAAAGATAATGGAGGGGTTAGATGCAACCAGGACAGTTAGTGCGGTTAATACAAATAAGAACGCTACCGCAGATTCAACTGATTTTATAGATGTGCCTGATTTTATGGCACGGCATAAATACTTGGAAACAGCACTTAAACTAAAAAAGAGAATGGGAACAGAACTACAGGGAAATGTTTATGTTGATAAAGTTATTGCTATTTTAGGAGGGATAAGTGTTTCAGAAAGTCACAGCAACGGAGAAGCTCCTGAAGTTAAAAAAGAGGATTAGAGGAGTAGCAGGGGGTACAAGCGCATCTAAAACTATCTCTATTCTTTTGTGGTTAATTGACTATGCCCAAACTTTAAAAGGGCAAACCATAAGCGTTGTATCAGAGACATTTCCCCATCTTAAAAGAGGTGCTATAAGGGATTTTCTGATGATAATGCAGGAACATAAATACTTTCAGGATAAGAGATGGAACAAGACTGATTATATTTATGAATATGAAACTGGAAGTAAAATAGAGTTCTTTTCAGCAGACCAGCCGGGAAAAGTAAGAGGCCCAAGACGTAATGTTCTTTTTATCAACGAAGCCAATAACATAAGCTATGAAGTCTATACGATGTTGGAAGTAAGGACTAAGGATATTATTTGGTTAGACTGGAATCCGGTATCAGAGTTTTGGTGGTATGAAGAAGTATTAGGAAAGCAGGATGTGGATTTTCTCACGCTTAATTATAAAGATAACGAAGCATTAGACCCAAAGATAATCCAAGCGATAGAAGTCAGAAAGAATAATAAGAACTGGTGGAAAGTATATGGGTTGGGTGAATTGGGAGAGGCGGAAGGCAGGATATTTACAGGTTGGCAGTTATTAGATGAGATACCCCATGAAGCAAGGCTTGAAAGATACGGATTAGACTTCGGATATTCTAACGATCCCAGTGCTATTATAGCGATTTACTATTACAACGGGGGTTATATCTTAGACGAGATTACTTACCAAAAAGGACTCTCAAATAAACAACTATCAGATATCCTGGTTAATTCTCCACGAGCTTTAGTAATGGCTGACAGCGCAGAGCCCAAGAGTATAGATGAGATTAAGAGTTATGGAGTAAACGTACTTCCGGCTCAAAAAGGACAAGGAAGCGTTTTACAGGGTATCCAGTACGTCCAGGACCAGCGTATATCAGTGACTAAGCAATCACTAAACCTTTTAAAAGAATACCGCAATTACCTATGGCAGACTGATAAGGATGGAAAGATAATCAACGAGCCGGAAGTTATTTTCAATCATTGTATGGATGCCATCAGGTATGGGATGGAAAGCCTGAAACCATCACAGCCGATTGACTGGGATAAGTTGCCGAAGTATAAGCCTTTAGATTCTGTAATCGGTATATGAACAACACGCCTGCCACAACTGCTGAAGACTTTGTTAAATACATAGCAGAGAATAAGCCCCATTTAATTGAGATAGAGGAGGAGATACAGCAATACTGCCGGGGAACATCAGAAGGTAAACTTATCATTGAAGTCCATGTCAGAGGCCACAACCCCGTTAAAGTCCGCTTCCTTCCCCAAAGAGAATGGAGTCGTAAATTGACTTGATTAACTTAATATAGTAAGTATTAGTTGTCCATCATTTCGATGCAGGACGCCTATAGGGCGTCTATTTTTATGGCAAAATTAAAAGACCAAGACCTTCTGACAGAGATGAGCCAGCAGTATGACTTGTCTAAACGTTACCTCGACCCCGTACATGACAGAATGAACTCACAGGAGGAACTCTACCGGTGTTTCATAGACTCACAGAACTATCCCCACTCAGCTAAAGTATTTGATCCACGCATATTCAGAGTAATTGAAACCATAACCCCGAGAATGGTAGCCAACGAACCCACAGGGAGCTTCTATCCCACAGAGGAAGGGGATGTGGCTACCAACCAGATACTCAATGCGCTTATTAAATACGACTGGCGAAGGGCAGTGATGTTTCCCAAGCTAGTCATGTTCGTTAAAAGTATGCTTTTATTCGGGACGGCCTTCGGAAGAACCTATTGGGACTTTCGTGAGTGTGAGAAGACGAGAATGGAGCCCAAAACTATCAACGGTAAGACAGTCTGGACACCTAAATCTACTAAAAAGTTCACCTACACAGAGTATGACGGGCCTAACTTCGAGATATTAAACATCTACGACTGCTTCCCCGATCCCAATGCTACGAGTTTAGACAACATGAGGTGGTTTATATACAGGACTTTCAAGACTTTAGACGAGATGGAGAAGGAAAATGATGCCAGAGGAGGAGAATATTGGAAGAACCTGTCAGAGTTAAGGGCTGCGGTTAAAGACAGTAAGGACAAAGATAAACAAAAGAGAGGCGCACAGCCCCAAGATATCAACTACAGAGAACACAGAAGGGTCATGTTATCCACTCAAGAGCTTCATGGAGAGGATATCAGTAACCCTGAGTTTGTTGTCCTTATAAGATATGAGAAAGACAGATGGGTTTTTAGTGTACCTGAATATGGAATAGTCATAAGAGATGTTGAGAACCCTTACTTTCACGGCCAACTGCCAATAGTGTACGGAGTTGACTATCCTTATCCCGGTGAACTCTATGGCATGGGTGAGATTGAACCGATTGACCGTATTCAAAGAGCCATCAACGCCGTATTGAACCAGAGATTGGATAACGTGCAATTGGTTTTAAGGAATATGTGGAAGGTCAAGAAGAACTCAGGGGTTGACCTTCATACTCTTGTCTCCGCTCCGGGAAACATAGTCACAACTGACGATATGGAAGCGGTAGATACAATAAACGTTCCCGATGTCACTGGGGGGACTTTCGTCCAGACAATGAACTACCTTACCGCAGCCATGCAGAACGGCTCAGGGATAACAGACTATACGATGGGAATCAACACAGGAGCCAACACAGCTAATGAAACCGCAACCGGAACCAGACTTATTCAACAGGAAGCAAACGCACAATTCAAATTAAAGATACAGCTCTTTAACGCTATGGTTATTGAGAGAATAGCTAACCAGTGGAAAGACCTAAGGATTCAATACACCACTGAAAAACAGAAAGTAAGGATTATCGGCAGAAACGAAGTCAAATACATGAGGGACAAAACAGAGCTGGGAAGAACAGATATGATGGGTGAGCCTATCATGCCGGGAGACCTTGAGACACAGGCCAAGATGGTTGTAGGAGAGGATGATAACTTTGCCTTCCTCACTCTCTTGCCTGAAGACATCCAACCTTCTGTGGTAGGGGACTATGACTTTATCGCAGCTCCCTCTAGCGAACAGTTAAGCGACCCCATAGCCATGCAGGAGAACTTCTTTATAGCTCTTGAGAAAGTATCTAACCCCGCTTGGGTACAGGGATTGGCTTCATCAGGTAAGAAACTAAACTATGCCGAAATGACTGAAAAGGTATTCGAGAAACTCAACTTAGGTATTGAACTCAATGACGTATTGGAAGATTTGCAACCCGCCCAACCCGGAATGGGTGTAGATATGGGCGGGGAAATGTTAGGAGGTGAAGTCGGTGGATTTGACGAAGGAGCAGCAGGAGGCATACCAGCAGTCCCTTCAGCGGGGATCGGACTACCAGGTAATGGTCAGGGGCCGGGGATGGGAATGGGTTAAGAAGTATTACCAGAGCAAGGTACAGGTATTCGCCTCAAACCTGCTTTTAAACGAAAAGAAAAAGATAGAGGAGTTTGAAGGTGAAAGGCACGAGTTAATAGGGATTAAAAAGTTATTAGGATCAATAGAGAACGATATCAAGGCAGTAGAAGATGAACAAAATAAGCCCGTTGCCAAAAAGTGATGATTACATATTCGAAGGTGGGGAACACTATACGAGTATCCCTATACCTTTACCGCTTTGTAATCATAAGGACTATATGAAAGGGACGTACATGGACAACAATGACGGGACGGCATCATGCACTAAGTGTTCTTGGGGGTTCAGAGTACCGGGATACATGAGGATACTCGATGGCAAGGTTTTTGATTTGAGACGGAAGTAGGCCTGCCCCTATTTCCATCCCAGGCCAAAAGCCTGCTTAAAAAGCAAACGGGAAGTTCTTGGTCTTTATAAACCATGCGAAAGGGGGTGATTATATGTCACCCGATGAATTAGATGCCCTTAACCGTCAGGTAACTGACGGGGAAGGAAATATAGCAGAGGACACTGCTCCCGAGGAGTCATCAACTCAAGAACAAACCACTGTTGAAGAAGGTGCAACGGCAGAGAAGTCGGCGGAAACCAAAGAGTCTGTCCCAACAGACACTAAGGGGACCGAAAACGAACCAGAGATGGTCGAAACCGCATCCGATGAGACAGGAAAAAGGTATGTACCTGAGAGCCGATTTAAGGAAGTCTATGCTAAGTGGAAATCAGCTGAAAGGGAAAGAGCGCAGAAACCTAATTACGTTCCTACGCCTCCTCCCGCTCAAGCTCCTTTAAACAAGACAGAAGCTCTTGAAACCGAACTCTTAAAAGGTACATTGCCTCAGTTTAACCCGGATAGCCCGGACTACAGTTTAGAGATGGACGAATTGGGTTATTCCATCTATGAGGGTTCAAAAGACCCCAAAGGGAATTACGCAATAACCCGTCTTGAAGCTGCACGAAAGGCTTTACAAATGGCTAAGAAGATAACTTCAAAGCTGGCGGATGTGAAACTTGAGGCCCGGTCTGTGAAAGCCCAACAGTCCGACCAGGGGATTACTAATAGAGTTCTTAACAGGGAAGGCACAAAAGCCGATCCTGAAAAGATGACGATTGAAGAAAAAGAAGAGTGGCTGAAATCGCAAGGGTTGTGGGATACAACTTAAGGCTATTAGTAATACTTTAAAGGGGGTGAAATTACTATGGCTTTAACTACAGCATCAACATTAACCACCCATACAACGGGTGCGGGTTTAGCGATCAAAAACCGTTACTATGACGAACTGTTCTTAAGACAAGCTGATAAAAAGCTGGTTCTAGTGAGCCCATATATGGAGTAATTTATATATGAATCTCCTCTGAATAACGGGAAACTCCAGAACGGACAACCCGATGGAAGAGGAACTTGCACATTAACATTTAGCATGATAGAATAGTTGCGTATGGAAGCAACTAGGATAGCTTATTTATCAGGATTATTTGACGGAGAAGGATATATTCGAGTGAATAAATCGCAATCGAAGAAATCACTTAAATCTATGCAACGTATTACTCCTGATTTTGATCTTACTGTTGGAATAACAAATTCTGTTTTAGAAGTAGTAGAACCATTCAAGGAAAATTGGGGCGGTTACATATACGCTAATAAAAGAGATAACAGAAAAATAATATTTCAATGGATTAGATATGGTCAAAAGGCGGAAGAAATGATTAGATTATTCCAGCCATATTTAATTATAAAACAGAAAAAAGCTATTCTTGCTCTTGAATATCAAGAATACTATAACTCTACAAAGTCTCGTGGTAAGACAAAAGCACCAGAGATAGTTAAAAAATTAGATGAGTATTATTGGAAATTTAGAGAGCTAAATGCTAAAGGTAGTCAATGGCTTGTTTCTCACCAGCAGAGACTAAGTGAGGAGCTTCAATCTGTAGAAAGAAAATATAAAATCTACAAATTGAATGAAGCGATAGTCCGAACTACACGGGAACGTGTAGAGGCTAGCAGAAATGCCTAGCCCTAGTAACAAAATTGTCACAAACAGTTGGGTCAGTTGAACAGGAAAGTTGCATCAGGTGAAGGCGGATATGGCTCACAAGTCCTTTACTGGACGAAATGGGTCAATCTGGACAATATCACTTCAGGAACAGGAGAGGGAGTACCAACAACCACGGTAGCCTTTTCTGCAATGAATGTGACAGGTTCTACCGCACAGTATGACAACGCAGTCGGTATATCTGACATTCTGGCTTATGCCTCAATGGGAGATATCATGAAGGCAGCGATAGAGAGGCTTGCATACAATGCAGGCGTTTCTATTGATACACTCGTCAGGAATGTTATCGCAACAGCGATGACGCAACAGAGCGCTTCCGCCACAGCCTACTGGTCAGCCGTTCCAGCCGGAGCTAACTTAATAATTAGCGAGGTCAGGAAAGCTGCCAGAACGCTTCAGAGGAATGACGCCTTCCAACAGGAAGACGGTAACTGGGTAGCGGTAGCACATCCTGATTCAATCTACGATTTGACGGGAGATGCCTCAACAGGAGGCTGGATAGATGCCAACAAATACACCGAGGGTAATGCTACGAAACTTATGACCGGTGAAGTCGGGAAACTGTATGGAGTTCGCTTCTTACAGTCTTCCAACGGCTACACAAGGGGAAGTTCGTACGCAACTACGTCGGCGGTTGTTGCTTCAACCACGATCTATGTCACATCCGTGTTTGGTAAGGATGCGTTCGGCGTTTCCGAACTCCAGAATCTTAAGACTTATATCAAGCCTTTCGGTTCCGGTGGAGTCGGAGACCCGACAGACAAAATTGCAACGGCAGGATGGAAAACTTTGTTTGGCACTAACGTGCTGAATTCTGCTTTCGCCGTAAACATTAATCACACAGTCAGTTCAACTGCCTAAGGTGATTAAGTTGTTCCAATAGCCCGGCGCAAGTCGGGCTTGTTGGTATTGACTTGATGTGATATATTGATACAGTTAATCCCGCAAGGGCAGACCCCACAAGGGTCTTTTTTTATGGGCAAATGGATTTATTATAGTCCTAACCAGTACAAATACGTCAGTGATGATGACCCACGCCCCGAAATCAAACTCAAAACCCGTGAAATAGGAGATACTTATGTTAAGTTCGTTCCTTCATGGAAGAAATACGAGCCTGACATATTAAATGTTGACAGGAAAGAAGACTTCAAAAGAAATGATGCTTTCCTTGCAGAAAGGGAACACGAAATCAAGACCGACCCCAAAGCAAGACGGTGGGAGGAGTCACGTAAGCAGGAGTGGGCCAGAAACAAGCCAGCATGGAGAAAACAGATGATGAGGGAGGGCTTAATATGATTTCGATAGTAATGTCGAGTTATAACAGGCCTAAAAAGCTGAAAAGGGCCATAGATTCTGTTATAAATCAGACTTTTACCGATTGGGAGCTTGTCATAGTGGATGATAACTCAAAAGAAGACACTCAAGCTGTTGCAGAGGCATTCAAAGACCCCAGAATACGCTACATAAAGCGCAAGAAGAACTTCGGTAATGATACAAGGCCTAAAAATGAGGGTATATTAGCCTCAAAGGGCGAATTTATATGTTTCTTAGACGATGATAACGAATATAGACCAGATCACCTTGCTATTTTACTCAAAGAGATTCAAAAAGACGATAAACTGGATGTAGTTTACGGCGATAGATGGATAATTTCAGATAAAGACAATCCTCACCCAATCAAAGACCAGCCGGGATTCATGTCAGACTTCGATCCGGCACTTCTGATGGAGAGAAACTTCATAGACTCATCAGACATCATAGTTAAACGTCAGGCTCTATTCGACATAGGAGGGTTCGATGAGAGGTACAAGAAGTATATTGATTGGAATGTATATATCAGGTTGACCAAGTACGGCAAGAAGTTCAAGAGAGTGCCTATGTTCATAACCAACTACCATATACACGGGGACATGAAGTCCATAAGAGTCAAGACTAAAGGCGACAGCCAGACAGCTTTCGTTCCTGAATGGGACCCTTACAACCTTGAGATTGAGCTTCCCTATTTAAACACGTCAGCCAGAACCCAGCCGAGAGTGGCGGTATTTAGTATAACTTATGATCGGCTGGGATATACAAAGAAATCCTTTAAAAGTCTGCATGATACTGCTGGATATCCTTATGATCATTTTATTATTGATAATGGATCGACTGATGGAACTTTTGAATACTTACAGGAGAGAATGAAAAATATCCAATGGGGATATTTTAATAAAAAGAATGTAGGAATTTCTAAAGCCTCTAATCAGGCCATAGATTTAATTAAAAGCTCGATTCCTAAGTATGACATCATAATTAAATGGGATAATGACTGTTTTGGACTCACTCCAGGTTGGCTTGCTAAGATGGTTGAGATATGGAAATGTCACCACATGCTAGCCATGTCCTGTTACGTTCAGGGTTTAGTCGATAATCCCGGCGGTTCACCACGAATGGGCTATGGAACTATAAAAGGTGAACTTATAGGCATGACCCAGCACTTAGGAGGGATATGTCACTTCGTAGACGCCCACGCTTACGACAAATTCAGGTGGGATGATAATTCATTCTTACACGGAGTACAGGATATGGAGATGTCCCAGTTCTTAAAGTTCAATGGGTATATGCTTTGCTACTTAGAAAATTACTTCGTATCTCATGGCCCGGGTACTGACCAACAGAAAAAAGACTTTCCTTCTTACTTTGAAAGACGCAAGTTAGACAAGCAAACTCGCTATGCAGAGAACAAATAATCCTCAGACGAATACTAGAATTTATTGGAACTATATCTATACTACTCCGGCTAAAGCTAAAGATTATTGGAGCAAGACACACCGCTTCCCCTTAGCTGTAACTTACGTCAAAGACGGAGATAAGTTCATAGATTTAGGTTGCGGGGTGGGGATACCTGGACGGACGATAAAGAAAGAACGCAAGGGTTGTGAGATATGGGGAGTCGATATTTCAGATGAGGTAATTGAGAACAATAAGAAAGACGACCCGGATATCCATTATTTTCAGGGGTATATAGGTAATTTAGGTTTCCTTCCGATCAATCACTTTGATGTAGTCTTTTGCGGTGAGACTATAGAGCATTTAGACACTCCTTCAGATTTATTTGAGGAAGCCTTTTCTATTCTTAAACCCGGAGGGAAACTAATAATAACAACTCCTCTTAAAGACCATATAAATTCTCCCGAGCATATGTGGATTTATACAAAGGAAGACGTGGAGAAACTATACAGGGATGCAGGGTTTTCAAAAGTTGAGTTTAAGGACTTACCTGATACCGAGCATTTAGTAATTATTTTTGCAGTTGGTACAAAATGAAGACAATATCACTTGATCTGGATGATTTCAGTATTTTGAACAACCGCATGGACTTGCTTATGCAATTAAAAGAGTCCTATCCCAAACTAAAAGTCTCACTCTTTACCATCCCCTATGACTTTGCTTATGAAACACTGCCGGAAGGACAAATACTAAGGGATAAGACCCTCGCCATGATTAAAACCCAACTGGACTGGATAGAACTCATACCTCATGGACTGGTTCACTTTCCCAAAGAGTTCGAGAAGTGTGACTACAAGACCATGAAGCTAAAAGTATTCCCGGCCATAGAGGAAGCGTTTAAGAAGGACTGCCTGCCTTACGTTAAAGGTTTCAAAGCTCCTTACTGGTTGTGGAATGAGGAAGTAGTCAGAGCTTTAGACGAGGAGGGCTGGTGGGGAGCGATAGATAAAGGCGCACAACTTAAGACTAAGAAATACTTTGAATACACTCATGGAATAGATGAGATTTTTTGGGAGAGTACATTCGACACTCTTAAATTACACGGACATATAACCAACGATAACAATAACGCTATTGCCAAATGTTTTACTAATTTATTCAAAATGCCTACAGATGCGGAGTTTCGCTTCGCTTCTGAACTTTTAAATGAGACCAATTAGAATATGCGCCTACGGAAATCCGTCCGGAAGTAAATTCTGGCGTCTCATTGATCCTTTAAAGTATCTTCGCAAGAAAGGCTTTGATGCGTATGTATCAGATAACGGAATAAACGAGTTAGAAGCTGACTGGGCTGATATTATAATCGTCCAAAGCTGTACCGATAAGAAAGGATTAGCTCTTTTATACCAATTCCAGCAGGAGAAGGAAAAAAAGATCGTAGTTGAGGTTGATGATTTTCTGGAATTGAACGAGGACTCGCCTTTCAAACATGCACATAATGTCTTTGAGGCACAGTTTGTCATCTCACGCACAATGCAGGTAGCTGATGCGGTAACAACGACTACCGACTTTTTAGCTTTACAACTGGCAAGGTACAACAAAAATGTAAAGGTGCTTCCTAACTATATAGATGAGGACAGATGGAATCTTCCTAACCTTCCAAATACGACCGATAGAATTAGAATAGGCTGGGCGGGATCAATAACCCATGTAGAAGACGTAAGGATGATTGAGCGGCCTATACGTCTTATTTGTAAAGAGTTTCCCCAAGTCCAGTTAATTATCGTAGGTGATCCCAGAGTTGCGGAGATATTCAAAGGACTTCCGGTAGACAACCAGCTAGGCGTTCCCTTTGAGGCTTGGCCTTCCAAGTTACGTTCTTTAAGGTTAGATATAGGTTTGGCTCCGCTTCGTAAAACTCTATTCAACCAATGCAAATCTAATATTAAATGGATTGAGTATTCAATAGCAGGAATCCCCGGAGTTTATTCTCCTACGATTTACAACGATATTGGGACAAAGCATTTTGACGGCATTTACGGGATGATAGCGGAGAATCAGGAGCAGTGGTACAGGTGTATCAAGAATTACATAATATCCCCGGAGTTAAGAGAAGATATAGCAGGAAGGGCTTTATCTTGTGTAACTACAGGCTACACTCTCAAAACAGGGATCAAGAAGTGGGTAAAGTTTTATAGGCAGTTGATTTCAAAGGAAAATAGTGATATAAAAAGTGAGTTACCGGCGCAAGCCGCAAACACCTGAAAGGGTGTTTTTTTATGGAAGATAACGTAACATTTAGAGAAGCCCCGGTTCCTACTATAGAGCAACCAAAGGTTGATATTCCCGAACCTGTAAAAGACAACACTGCTACAGAAACAGGGGAAAGCGACAGGGAACCTATAGAACTTCGGGACACCAACGGCAGAAGCGTGGTACTGGACGCTCTTGGTATATCAGAGAACACAAACTCCCTCCCCGCAGAGGATAAGGCCAACTTAAATGAAGTCAAAGACTATGTTTTAAGTATAGTCAAAGCCAAAGGTCTTTCACCAACAGTATCAGCTTTCACTAAAACACTTAATAGTTTAAAGGGTGAGATGGGGCTTAATGAGGAGTCGGAACCTTCAATCGTACTTGATAGGATAGCCGGAGTAGTCAAGGCATGGCGCAACCTCTCTTTTATCAAAGACCCAGCCGAAAAGAAAAAGATATTTTATAAGTTAGCACGCCTTAATTCTTCAATAGAGATGAACAAGGAAGTATTCAAGTTGATGGAGGATCACCAGATATGGCAGTAGCAAATCCAACTCACAGAAAACTGACAAAAACACTCCAGTACATGGAGAATATGAGCTTTGATCCCGACCATGAGGTTCTAACCCGTATTCCTCTGACATTGAACCCGGTATCAGGAGCTTTAGAGCGTCCTACCGCTATTCAGGGTAACCAGTCAATGGCTTTGACTTATGACGGGAGTGGTAATTTAACCCAACTGGATAAGACGATAGGAGCTGTAACTTACAGGAAAACCTTTACATGGGATACGGGTAGATTAACTGCAATCTCAACTTGGTCTCAAGTATGAAAGTTGCTGTAATTGGTACAGGATGGGTGGGTAAAGCCATGCATCAGCTTTTTCCTGATGCCTACCTCTACTCATCGAGTACAGGCTACAAAGAGGATGTCAATAAATGTGATGTAGCTTTTGTTTGTGTACCGACTCCCAGCATAGATGAGGGAAAACTTGATATCTCTATTGTTGAAGATGTAGTTTCCTGGTGTGAGTGTTCTCTTATTGTTATCCGCTCAACAGTCAATCCCAGTACAACAGACTATCTTAAAAAGAAATACAAGAAAAGAATAGTACATCAGCCGGAATATTTGGGTGAGACTCCCCAACATCCCATGCTTGATCCCAAGACTAGGCCATTCTTAATTATTGGCGGTGATCCTGACGACAGGAGACAGCTTATTGAGTTGTACCAGACAGTTTACAACGCCAACATTACGATCAGACAGGTCACGGCATATGAGTCAGAACTAATCAAACTGACTGAAAATAGAGCTATTGCGTTCAAAGTAGCTCAATGTCAGGAACTCTACGATGCCTGTAAAACGGCTGGAATTGACTATTACACTATTAGAGATGCCGTGTACGGAGATGACCCCCGGTTCAACCTTTGGTGGACTTTCGTGTTTGAAAGTAATCGAGGTTTTAATTCTAAATGCTTACCAAAGGATGTTTATGCTTGGGCAGCTTGGTCAGAATCAGTTGGATATAATCCTAAGATTACAAAAGCTATTCTATCAAAAAATCAGGAGTGGATTAATGAAAAAGATTAAATTAACACAAGGAAAGTTTGCTTTGGTAGATGATGGAGATTATCAATGGTTGAATCAATGGAAGTGGCATTATTCGGGTGGTAGAGCAGTAAGAATAATCTGGATAGGTAAAGGTCATAAGAATAGAAAAGCTAATACGATATTAATGCATCGTTTAATAAATAAAACACCACATAATTTTGATACAGATCATATAGACAGAAATCCTCTAAACAATCAGAAAAATAATTTAAGAACTTTAACGCATAGTCAAAATCTACATAATAGGCCAAAACAAAAAAACAATAGATCTGGATTCAAGGATATTTTTTTTGATAAACAAACTGGTAAATGGAGAGTGCAGATATGTATTAATGGTAAGAAAATTTCTTTTGGTAGATTTACTGATATTAAATTGGCAGTTATTCAAAGAAATAAAAAATGGTTAAGTTAAGTTGTATTCTCCCTTCTTACAAAGACCCTCTTTTAATAAAGACAATAGATAACCTTCTACTTAACTCCGAGTTAGGAGATCAGCTAGAAATAATAGCTGTATTTGATGGGTACTGGCCCACATTCGAGTTAAGGGGCGATCCAAGAGTTGAATACATACACTTGGGAAAGAATGCAGGGATGAGGGGGGCGATCAATGCAGGAGTAAACGCTTCTCAAGGTGAGTTTATCTTGCGGACCGATGAGCATTGTATGTTCGGTAAGGGTTATGACCGGATTCTTACTTCTACCTGTCGTCCTGACTGGATTGTCACCGCTACAAGATACTTTCTGGACCCTGTTAAGTGGGAAAGAATGGATATCCCCCCGGTCAATTACGAAAAATTAGTCATTCAAGAGGGAAAGAAGTTTGCCGGAGTCAGGTGGAAGGAGAGAGACGAATCAAACAAACACAAGATAATAGACCAAACTATGGCTATGCAAGGCTCTATGTGGGTTATGAGTCGTAAGTGGTGGGATGAAGTTATAGGTGAGTTACAAACTGAAGGTTACGGCCCTTCCTATCAGGACAGCCACGAGATGATATTCAAGACCTGGAAAGCAGGAGGAAAGATGGTATTAAATAAGAATACATGGTTTGCGCATAAGCATAGGTCATTCCCCAGAACCCATCAGGAAGGCTCACCTGAGAACCCCTCTAAACGTGAAGATAGTTGGGCTTATGCCTTGAAAGTGTGGAGGGATTACTACGAAAAGGAAGTGAGGCCTAAGTGGGGAATATGATTTTACACGTTGGTTGTGCCAATCGTTACTATGAAGGGTTTGTAAACTCCGACAAGGTTGAAGTCTGGAAGGGAAAGAAAAGGAAACTGGATTTAGTCATGGATTTAGGCAAGTCCTGGCCTTATAAAGATGAAAGTGTGGATGGGATAGTAGGGATGCACGTATTCCAGCAACTCACATGGAGGGAGCTAATCGTAGCTTTCAGCGAGGCTAAAAGGGTGCTTAAAAAGGGCGGAGTGTTAAGAATGGGTTGTCCTATGATCGAGATAGATAAGCCTCTGGAATATTTATTGGGATGGAGAAATATCAATTTGTTCAGTTTAGACCTTCTTAAACAGGTTTTGGTTGACCGGATAGGTTTCAGACGGTTCAGGGAGAGGGGATATAAAAGATCATGGTTGCCTATTCTTACTATCGCAGATAACCGTCAGCATAGAGGAACATTATATATGGATGTAGTCAAATGACCGATATTACGATTATCTTTCTTACGGTCAACAGAGTCCCTGAGAAATGGGCCGAGTATCAAAAGGAAGTCCTACTTGAAGCTATTGGGGATACTCCGGTCATTACCATCTCTAAAATACCTTTAGACTGGGGGACTAACCTGATTCAAGAAGAAGAACCCAGTATGCAGAATATCTACAGACAGATATTAAGGGGAGCTAAACTCGCCACTACTCCATATATAGCAATCGCTGAGGACGACTGCTTATACCAGAGGGAACACTTCGAGTTTAGGCCTCCTCTTGATACCTATGCCTACGATTACCACAGGTGGGGGCTTATGACTTGGCCCGTATCCGACAGACAGTCGTTTTATTATAACGACAGGTTTTCCAACTCAACTCTAATTGCTCCTAGAGAACTTGCTATTTCATCATTAGAAGAAAGATTCCTTAAGTATCCTGACAACAGAATAGGAGAATTAGGAAGGGAGATCGGTACGATACTCGATAGGAAGAATGTTATCCGTTATTGTCCACAGTCTTCCAACGTATTTTTAAGCCATGTAAATGCCATAGACCCTTACGAACAGAAGATGAAAAAAAGGAGGGGATTTGTCCGGGCTTACGAGATACCCCACTGGGGAAGGCCGGAGGACATTCTTAAACATTTCATATGAGAGTAACACTTGATCTTCACGACTTTTCGGTGGTCAACAATAGATTACTCTGGCTGTTGGGACTAAAACAGCACTTCACTAATTTCAAAGTATCATTATTTACTGTTCCTTTCGACAAGAAAGAAGATTGGGGACCATCACTTATTGGGGATGACTTTTTGATTGAAATTAAAAAAAACCTTGATTGGATTCAGTTAATACCTCATGGCTTATACCATAACGGATCAGAGATGAGTAATTGTGACTACCCGACTTTCAAAGAGAAGATCATGCCTGAAATTACAGACGCTTTTGATTCCAAAGGGCTTCCCTATGTTAAGGGATTCTGCGCTCCACATTGGAGATGGACAGATGGAGTAGTGAAGGCTCTTGACGAAGCTGGGTGGTGGGGGGCTGTAGATCGGGACAAGCAAATGCCCTATACAAAAAGGTACTACAGATACAACTTCCTCTTAAACGAACCGTTCTGGGAGTCTAAAGAGGATTTAAAACTTCACGGTCACATCTATGGGACTAAGAACGACATAGGGAGATGCTTTGACAACTTATTAAAATTACCTAAAGATACAGAGTGGGTGTTTGCATCAGACTGCCTTGAAAGCCTTTAATATTTACCAGCATCTAGAAGGGACGGAAATGACCGACAGGGACAAAAAGGAGATCGGCAGTAAGTTCTGGAACAAGGGGAAGTGGGATAACTTTGTCCTTCCGTTTCTAAAAGAGAGAGGGACGTTTGTAGATATGGGGTGTAATGCGGGGTTGTTTCTTTTGTTTGCCCAGCAGGAAGGATTCGATAGGATTATAGGTGTTGATTCAGATGAGGGAGCGGTTAAACGTGGTTTAGAGTGGCGGGACAGTCATGGAGGCAAGTACGACATCGTCTTAAAGAGGATGGAGGAGTGTATAGACGACCTTCCCGTAGCAGACTACACTGTTTTTGCCAACGCACACTACTACTTCACTATAAACGACTGGCTGGACTATTTAGACAAGCTCCAATACAAAACCCGTTATTGCATTATAGTTACAGCCGAGAAAAGACACGGTAACAGATGCTGGGCACAGGCCCACGTCCCAGATATACGAAATTACTTTAAGACTTGGAAAGAAGAAGGTTTTATTGACGAGCTACCATTAGAAGGCGACCCCATGCCCCGAAGGCTGTGGGGACTTCTCTTTAAAAGCCCACATCTTGAGAAAGTCCCTATCGGTAGTTTGGACTGTGGAAACCACGTACAAGACCAGTTTTACGCAGAGATAGATAAAGGCGTCCCTTATCAAAAGACAAGATACTACAGAATACTCAAACCCTATCGCAAGAAGTGGAGTGAGGACAGGCTGAACAAATGGGTTGAGGAACGTATCAGAGTATATCAGGATTTAAAGAAGAACGGATTAAAAAAGCCTTTAATTATCAATTCAAGTAATCTCATCCTTGACGGAAACCATAGATACTCAATGATGAAACATTTAGGTTATAAGGAGGTAATAGTACGCAGGACTTAACCGTCATCTATATTTCATCAAACAGGGAAAAGCCTGAATTTGAGGCTAAAATAACGGTTGATTTAGTTAAAAAGTCTCAAGGGCTTCCCATTATCAGCGTTACCCAGAAACCGATGGATTTAGGACAAAATATCTGCGTGGGAGATGTGGGAGCTTCTGGGTATAACTTTTTACGCCAAGTCCAGATAGCTTGCCAGAACGCCTTGACTCCTTTTGTCATTCACGCTGAAAGTGACTGTCTTTATCCCCCGGACTACTTCACGTTTACCCCGCCCAAATTGGATATCCCTTACAGGAACACAAATATCTACGTCCAGAAGTATAGGAAGGACTATTTTTGCAAGAAGAACAATTCAACTTTCTCTCAAATAGTAGGGAAAGACTTTTATCTTAAAAGGTTACATGAGTTATTCGGATATCAGCCGATATGGAATATACAATATAAGAACTTCCCCAAAGAAATCAAAAAGAACCTTTTTGACAAGTTTGAATACTTTAATACCAAAAACTCCTGTATCTCATTCAAGACAGGACAGGGAATGAGAAAGCACAGTAATTGCGATGAAATCCCCGTTTATAAGTTGCCGTACTGGGGGGATGTGCGGGAGTTGAGGAGAAATTATGAAGATTAGTGAAGGATTGAAACTAAAGGGGCGTCCGGCTGAAATCCCTGATTGCGGAAGGAATGACCTTCCCGGGTTTTTCAAGGAGATGGGCTTTAAGAGAGGTATAGAGGTTGGTGTGTTTCAGGGTGAATATACCGAAGTCTTAGCAAAGTCAGAACTTGAGATATACGGAATAGACCCCTGGTTGCAATATGAAGGGTATGTCTATAGTACCGGAAAGACAAAGGTGTATTTTAACGAAATGTACGAAAAGGCTAAAGAAAGATTGTCTCCATATAATAACGTCAAGTTAATAAGGAAAATGTCTATGGACGCCTTAAAGGACTTCAAAGATGAAAGCCTTGATTTTGTTTATATAGACGCAAACCATACTTTCAAGTATATAGCCGAGGATATGTATTACTGGAGTTATAAGATAAAAGACGGAGGGATATTATGCGGCCACGACTACGCTTATTTCAGACACAGATATATAGGCGGTGGCTGTCAGGTCAAGGAGATTGTCAATGCTTTTTCCTTTTCTTATGATCTTGATTTCTGGGTATTGGGCAGGAACAAAAAGATAAAAGGAGAGATAAGGGATGACTACCGGAGCTGGATGTTTATTAAGGATAAGAATTGGATACCCAAGTGACCAAAGGGATACTTTATTACACCAACAACAGATTAGACGACAGGATATTCAAGGTAGTCCAGAAGCAACTATTGACGATTGGACTGCCCATAGTCAGCGTGTCTTTGAAGCCGATAGATTTCGGCCAGAATATAGTAATGGACCTTCCGACAGGACTCGTAACTTTGACAAAGCAGATTCTAAAAGGTCTGGAAACTATTACGACTGATGTGGTGTTTTTTGCCGAGTGTGATGTTTTATACAACCAGTCACACTTTAAGATAGAACTCGGAAAGAAAGACGCCTTTTATTACAACAATAATATCCTGCGGTGGGACTATCCAAAAGACAGGTTTGTATCCTTTAAAGCCCAAGTTGCGTTATTGGGTATGTGCGCCTACAGGACTTTATTGCTTAGCCATTACACCCAAAAACTTAAATACATAACTGATAAGGGATTTGATAATAGGGATGGGGATTCGGGATGGATGAGGTATATAGGCCATGAGCCGGGAAAGAGTGTAAAAGCGGGCGGCTTAT